CTGCTTGCGGACGATACGACAGGCAAGCCGTACGAGATCGTCATAATGGATCAGCCGAATCTCAATGATGCCCTGAAGGTATGGCGGTGGAACGTCGGAGGGCTCGGTTACTCCTCGACGGGTTACAACGGAACATACAGGACTGCAATCACAAATGACGGACATATTGTTGCTGACTTTATGGACACCGGAACCTTGGTGGCGAACATCATAAAAGCTGGTATTCTTACGGACGTGGCAGGCAAAAACTACTGGGATATGGTGACAGGCGAATTTAAGCTGTCGTCTACCGTGAAGGTGCAGAAGTCCGGTACGACATATCAGGACATGGATTCATTCATCTCCAGCATCATCGACACCGACATGACCCAGACGGAGGTATTCAACCGGCTCACAGACAACGGTACCGTGCAGGGGATCACGATGTACAACGGTCAGTTGTATATCAATGGCTCCTACATCAATTCTGGTACGATCGCGTCCAACTATATCAAGCTATATGGTGTCATGTCGGTTTATGCTCCGGGAGTAACTCCGGAAGTGATAGCCGGCCATATTGGCGCGGGAATGCAGAGCTACTACTACGGCGGGCAGACGATCCCGGTGTCAGAGTATGGCGCGGCGATAAAATCACCGTCAAGCTCGTCTCACGTGCTTGCCTGCGAGAGCAACCTGATACTGACGGCTCCGACAAACGGCGGGATACTGGTCAATGGAACAATCGACCTTTCTAACAGCCCGGGCTTTGCTGGTTTTGGCGTTGACGTACCGATCGGAGTAACCAAGTATATGACTGGTGATTTCGTCATTGACCCGTCCGGGCAGGCCGGGTATCGAACCACGCTCCATTTCTGGCACGGCCTTCTTGTCGGCTACAGTAATACGTAAGGAGAAAACTCATGGAAACAAAAACACTTATACAGGCCGAAAACGAACTTTACAGCCTGATGGTCATGTACCTGCAGCAGCATAACATCCCGGCTCCGGTTGGGCGGCTGATTTGCTCAAGCATACAGAACCGGATGACGGAAAGCGCGATGTTTATGCTTGCCAACGAGATCGCACAGGCCGAGAAAGCAAAGAAGGAGGCGGAGGAAAAGAATGATAACATACACGAACAGGCTTAACATGACACCGGGGCGCGTGCCTCTGGTGATCCATGTCAGTCAGTATGACTCTGATTTTCAACTGGTGTTTACGTTGTACTCATCTGACGGAACATTTACGATTGAATCCGGCACAACTGCGATGATCCGGGGAACGAAGACCGACGGACACGCATATGATGCGGATACCACGGTCGACATCAACAACCAGACCGTCACGGTCACAGGTGACGTCCAGATGACGGCGGCGAAGGGGATGAACGTCTATGAGCTCGTGCTCCAGAAGAGCGGGAAGGACCTTGCAACCGCAAACTTTATCCTCGCAGTGGAAAAGGCCGCTATGGATGCGGACACGATTGCAAGTGAGTCTGTCCTCAAGGAGATAAATGCGCTGATTAACGGCGCATCTACGGCAACGGAGGCAGCGGCAAGGGCAGAATCCGCCGCATCATCGGTGTCTGCATCTGCCGCTCAGATTGAGACGAACAAGACCGATATTGTGGGGCTCAAGTCGGATGTTACAAATGTAAAGGCAGATTTGGATGTTGTTAACCCGGCAACGAAACTGTCATGGACGCTGAAAAAGAGCATCAATACAAGCGGCGTTATAACTAGCTCCAATTATACTGCGCTGACGGATTTTGTCAGGAAATGTGGGAAAGTCACCATAGTGAGAAAGTCACCACAAAAAGACAGCAATAAATACGCCTTGTCGTTCATGGTTTCACAGTTTAACGAGGACACGTTTATATCCAGAACGAATCTCCAATATCCGGGCAACAGCATTACTCTGGACGCTGACTGTACACGATATGCTATTGCTTTCGGAAGGTCATCCGGGAGTGGGACGGTCATTCAGCAGACCGATATAGATACATATTTTGATGCAGACATTTATAACGAGGCAGATAGCTTTAAATATGGCATCGTATCAACCGATACAACATCGCTGGCATCAGTAACCGTCCCTGGATGCTACAGATTAAACTTGGCGAATTATGCGAATCTGACAGACCTGCCGACTGATTTTCCGACAAACCGAGTCACTATGTTAATTAATCTGCAATTACAGGAAAACATTGTATTGCAGAGTATTGTGGACGGTGTAGAAGGGCATTTGTGGATACGCAGGGTAAACACTACCACAGCAGATACCAGTGAATGGCAGGATATCCACAATTCCCACTATTTGATCCATACAGAAAATGCGGATGCTGATAATGCGGCGTGGAACGGATGGTATGGGTGGGGTTCGACAGAGGCTGTAACCAACGTGCCGAGTACAGTGGGGATGCTCCTCAATGTGGTGCGAACCGCGGACACAAAGTATCAGTTGGCATTTGACCATATTAATGGCGATGTTTATACACGGAACAGCAAATCCTCTGTATGGACGGACTGGAAGAGGCTTGCGTTTGCGAGTGAAATACCAACTACTGGTAAAGCTATCAACATTCGGCATGAGTCCGGGAGATTTGCGGATGGTGCGGCTACAGAGCGATTGCATGTATATGTCCCGGCAGAGACTGGATACATCCTGTATCTGATGTACCATTTCGTGGATGCATCGAATAACAGTGATGTATGGCAGATTTACAATGCCTATCAGGTTGATGACAACTTTGACTATGCTTCCCGGAAAACGCTTACTGTGACCGGCGAGTGGGAGTGTGCAATCCATCTGAACGGTCGTGATGACTTCTCTGGTGGGCACACACACGGTGATGAGATGATGCGGGGCGATGCAGTGTTTCTGGTGGACGGTGTTCCTGTTACGATCTCTGATTTATCAACTCTGACGCCGTGCAACGAATTGCGGATCATCCGTAGTTCGATAATGTACGACCCGGCAGACCATACTACTGCAATCGCAGATCACGGAGTGGAATATGAATATAAGAAAGACGGGGTCACCATTGATCAGAGTTTGAAGTGGCTCGTTGCGGAACCACTCACGAACTGCTTCTTAAGCATGTTCCTTCCGAGTAAGAACTATATCGACAGGGCGGCGGCGAACAATGATTTTGTGGTCGAATCGCTTCCATCTGAAACAGGAACACCCTTGACCACAATTACCAAACCTAACTCTAATGGCGTAACTATGTGGGATACTGCATCCGGGATGTTTGCAAACGTAGCCGTTCCTGTTTATCCATCAGGTCTGTCTGGTGGTGATAAGATGACTATTCACGACAACGACAACAAACAGTATAACAAGGTATATTTTTACGTTTGTACTGGTGGGTCGAGCGCCGTTGGCGAATTATGGAAATCAAAATCCATTTACAAGATCGGGTATAGGGATACGACAAACTAATTTAAAGGACACATATAACCACATAACCAGCATCCGCTCTTTCAAGGGCGGGTGCTTTTTTTAGCAGCTGTCGATCAGCATTATTAAGGAGGATAAACATGGAAATATTTCTCAGAATCCTGCCCTACGCCGTAAACATCCTGTCCGGCATCATACTGGCCTGCGCGACGTATACGATCAACAAGGCGAGGGCAGAGCGGACAGCGGAGAGGCAGAGGGAAGAGACAGAAGCGGAAGCACTCAGGAATGGCGTGCAGGCTTTGCTTCGGGAGTCGATTGTGAATAACTATAACAGATACCACGACCGCGGGTATTGCCCTATATATGCAAAAGAGTCCTGCAAGAGGGCATGGGAGTCATACAGTGCCCTTGGAGGAAATGACGTAGCACACGATCTGTACAACAAAATTCTGCAAATGCCAACAGAACCGGAGGTATAAATCATGATTAACTGGAAAGTACGCATCAAGAATAAAAATTTCTGGCTCTCACTCATCCCTGCGGTGATCCTGCTGATTCAGGCGATTGGATCCGTGTTTGGATTGACTTTTGACTTCGGTGAGATCGGAGCAAAGTTAATCGACGTAGTCAATGCGCTCTTTGTGGTGCTTGCGATCCTCGGAGTGATCACAGACCCGACAACGCACGGGATCAGCGATTCAGAACGCGCCCTCACTTATGAGGAGCCTTACAAAGATTAATATTGCACGGGGAGGGGAGTGATCCTCTCCCATTTTCTTTTATGGAGGTGAAGCAGGATGAAGAAAGGCATTGATATAAGCGAGCACCAGACCGGTCTTGATTACACGCGAATCGCAAAGCAGATCGAGTTTGTGGCGATTCGCGAAGGCTACCGACAGACGATAGACAAAATGTTTCTTACACACGTGGCAGGCTTTAAGGCTTTAGGCACTCCGATCATCGCCGTGTATCACTTTCTGTATTGCACAGATGCCGCAGGAGCCAGGGCAGAAGCTGAGTCGTGTATCAGGAATGTTGAAAAAGCAGGACTTCCGAAGACTACACGGATCTTCTGCGATTTTGAGTATGACACCGTCGAAAAAGCAGAGGCCAAAGGCATAATACTCGGAAAGGCTGAGTGTATGCTTTTCACAAAAGCATTCTGTGAGACGATCGAAAAGGCGGGGTATCCGACCGGTATCTATACCAATGGCGACTATTACGTCAACTACTACGAGCCATCGATCTTCCAGAAGTATCCGCTCTGGTACGCCCACTACGACGCCAGTAAGCCGTCAAAAGATTGCCTGATATGGCAGTATTCAGAGTCCGGGCGGCTGAATTATCACCCCGGTAAGCTCGACATGGACATCTATTATGATGAGAAAGAGCAGAGGCTTACGGAAGATCTTATCTCGGATGGGATCTCCGATCAGCAGAAAGGAGTTACGATGACGACCACAGAAAAAGCCATCCAGTGGATGGAAGCACTTGCACGTAATAACTCCCACGGATATGATCAGATCTACAGATGGGGAGAGCGCGGGGATTACGACTGCAGCTCTGCCGTCATTACGGCATGGCAGACGGCAGGTGTGCCGGTAAAGAGCAAAGGCGCGACCCATACCGGCAATATGTACAACGTGTTCCGTGCCTGCGGATTTAAGGATGTAACCTCAAAAGTCAGCCTCTCCACCGGCGCGGGGTTGAAGCGCGGAGATGTACTTCTCAATCACGTCCACCATGTAGCTATGTACTGCGGAAACGGGATGGAAGTAGAGGCATCCATCAACGAGAAGGGCGGCGCGGTATGGGGTACTCCGGGAGACCAGACAGGCCGGGAGATCCTGATCCGGAGTTACCGCAATTATCCGTGGAACGCGGTATTAAGATATGAATCAACAGAAGAAATCATATCAGATGGAGGGAGTGATACTATGTTTACAGTGAATCAGGTTAAAAACGGAGACCGGAACGCATCGGTGCTCCTGCTCCAGAAAATCCTCAAGGCCATGGACTACAAGGGGCTGAACGGTTCGACGCTTGCACTGGACAGCGACTTCGGGCCGAATTCCGAGTATGCGGTCAAATCCTATCAGGGACACAACGGCCTCGTGGTGGACGGCATCTGCGGACCGGCGACCTGGGGCAAGCTGCTTGCTGGATTGGCAAAGTAAAAGAGAGGGGTTATTCCCTCTCTTTTATAAACTTTTCTATGACTTCCGATTTTGAAATCTTCCACTCCGCGGCATAGGTGGCAATCTTATCGATCGCCCACTGCGGCAGGCTGAACGACACGGTCTTTTTTCCGGCGTCTTCATCGGCAATCTCAAAGACCGCCTCGTATTCGTCCGCGGTCATGTGTTTCTCCGCCCATTCCTTCGCTTCCGCGATTGTGAGGGGCAGGATCCGCTCTCCAGAAGACCAGCCGGATAGGCCGTCTGCTGTGGCGTATTTGGTTTGCGGGCCTCCCTCACCGTGAAGGAAGAACTCTCCCGTATTCTTCCGATAGAGCGTCTCCTTCCAGTGGTTAAAGTCCCTTGGATATCCGAAGGAATCGAATCCGACCTCCTTCGCGGTATCTGTATCATACCGCTTTCCGCCTATAATTTTCTTCATATCTTGCTTTCTCCTTTTCTTCATGTTATTATATATCCGTCAGGCGACATCAGCGGTGAAGTAAATCGCACCATCTTCAAAGTGCAGGTAATTGACGAGTTGCTCAATTTTATCGCCGTCATCATAGATGACGGTTAATTTCAATCTTTTCTTCAATCCTCCGCCTCCTCTCTGCAGTGGCAGGTCACCCAACAGGTCTGCTGACCACAGGGTAACTCAGCCTGCGGGAACCATCCCCTGTTTTCGGGGCAGTTCTCACAGCGGTGCTCGTTCGACGGGTTACACATAAATTTAATGTATTCTTTTTTATCCATCTTTCCTACCTCCATTTGCTGTTTCCTTTAACTGTCTATACCTTATCACACATTTATATAAATGTCAATACCTAAAACACGAAAAAATATAAAAAGTTATAAAAACATACATATATTATAAAGAGCGTAGCCTGAAAGCATTAGAAGACCCCGGAGACACAACGATCCCCGGGGCTTTCTTTTTCCACTCATTCCCCCTGTAAAAATCTGACCCGAATTTGACCCCATTTTGACCCGAAACGGGGTATTTTGATATATTTTCGGATGTTGTGAAAAGTGTTGTATCGTGATATGATGATCATTAACAAACCCAGTAAAATCAAGGGTTTGCGGTGCTGAAATGTGCTGAAAGATGACAACTGGTAGTTTACAACAAGTTACAATAATGTTAACATCAAACCTTGTATTTCCGGGCTTTGCGGGCCTTTTGACCCCGTTTTGACCCGCACATCTCAAAAAGCGAGGTCAAGGGCCTGCATCGCTTCGGCTTTTTTGTCTTTCATAACGTGCGTATAAAGGTCAAGCGTGATGGCCGTATTTGAGTGCCCCAGGATCTCAGAGAGCACTTTGAAATCCTGGGGGCGCTGCTCCATGAAGCGCGTGGCAAAGGTGGCCCTGAGAGCGTGGCAGGTGAACCTTTCGATGCCGGTTTTCTCGCATATCCTTGCGATATCGCTGTTTATATGCGCGGTATGGATAAAGTCGCCCTGTTGAGCACGAAAAAGCAGCCGGGGGTGCTTGCGCAGGTATATGACAGCATTCAGATCCTGTTGGTCTCTTACGATAGCGATGATCTGCTTCGTAAGCGGGATGTCACGATGCCCGGCTCCTGTCTTGGTGGTGTTCCCAATCCTGACATCTCCGCCTTCGGAAAAAGTCAGCGTCTTCGTGACATGCAGCACATTCTCATCCAGATCCATGTCCGACGGAACCAGGGCGCCGACCTCACCGACCCGCAGGCCGGTGTTCAGCATGAGCCGGTAGGCGTTATAGTAGTGGCTCGTCTTCGCAGCCTCCAGGAAGACCTTTGTTTCATCTTCCGTGAGCGCCCTGTGGATCGTGTCCCTGGCGGGCGGCTCCGTGCGGATGACGGGCTCGACGGCAAGGCAGGGATTCTTTTCCAGCAGGTCATCCCTTACCGCCGCCCCGAACATATGCCGGAGACCACGGATGTACTGGTTTGTTGTATTTGTCGTAAGGCCCGAATCCAGGAGGACGCGCTGAAGTTCGTGGATATCCCGGGGCTTAACATCCCGGAGCAGGCACGAGCCGAAGCGCTTTCCGAAGATATCCTTATCGGCACACTGCCTGTAGAAAAGCGTCTTTGTGTGGATCGTGGTTTCTTTTACCTTCCGTTTTCGTCGTTCTATAAATTCCTCAAAGTATTCGTCAAGCGTGGGGTTCTCCCTCCGGAGCTTCCCGGACTGCAGCTCCTGCAGTTTGGCGAGCTCTTTCTCCCGGAGCTCCTTCTTCGTTGTACCGTAAATGTAATACCTCTTTCCTTCGTAGGTAAAAGTTGTTCTCAGCCGCCCGTCCGCGCGGGTGGCTTTTTTTGTTTTGGACAATTATTAACTCCTTTCCGGGGAGTAAGTGGATGAGGGGGGACACATTAGGATGCCATAAACTCTTCAGAAGTGCGGGACTTTGGGGTTGTTGCTTTTGCGGTCTTCACCAGATTGGCGTATTCTTCGCCAAACTGTGCAACTTTTCCTTCAATATCTCCCGTAGGAGTCAGCTCAAAGTAAAAATCCATCACTGATTTACCAGTGTTCACAGAGTAATCAAATATGGCGGATTCTCCGTCGACATACGTACAGCCGGCTGCTTTTCTGCCGTCAAGACTTCCCTCCGAAAGTTTCACGGATGGGTGATCTTTCCTATACTCCTCTGTCAGGGTTCCGACCATAGGATCAAACGCAGTCTCAACGTCTTCTAGGTTATATTCGTTTTCGTATGTAACTACCATTAACTTTAATGTACATTCGTCATCGTATCCTTTGTAACCAAGCATGTATGTGTCTCCGCTACGTATCGCTACAAAAGGCTCCCATTTGCTCGTTAATTCAAAATCAAGTCCAGAAAGATCTTCGACAGCATCCATTGTAAATTCTGTGGGATCGAGCTTCACGCTTTCGGAAGCTGACACGAGTACCGCACTTGCGTTCAGCATTCCGACGGTCAAAATTAATGCAACTTTCTTCATAGTTATACCTCCTTGTGTGCTTCATATTCGATTTCCTGGATATCTGATTTTTGGAAATCGTCATTAGTGATGTGCTTCCTTGCGTGATCGACAGCGGAAGCCTGGCCCTCCGTGGTCAATCGCGCATTTACAAAGATCGTATATGATCCATCATCATTAAGTGTCAGCATTTCCCTGCTTGCGGAGTTCTTAAAGTCAATCAGCTCCACAAACACATCTTCTGTGGTCTCGTTAAGCCGGGTCATCTCCGTCGTATTTCTCCTTTCGTTTAAGAGCCAGCAAAACATCTGCCGCGGTTTTCAGATCATCCGCCGTTGCCCCTTTGGCGGCGTCGAAGAGCAGCCGCATCTCTTTGTTTTCGAAAAGCTCCTGCGCCATCTCTGCGGCCTCTCCACTTATATAATACGCAGATGATGTGTCTGTTTTTCCCGACATCAAGTAGTCGACTGTAACTCCGA